CATACATCTTACCTCTGAAGGTAAGGAATACTCTTACGATTTGTCCAGTCTTTCTAGGAACCTGAACTGCTTCACCCATTGGTTTTACATAGTTTTTGTCTGGACCCATCTTGCCACCATCACCACCCTTAAACTTGGGACCACACTCAGAAGTTCCATGTACGGGACACTCTTCTCCTGCATGTGTATGGTTGCATCCTTTCTTCTCATCAATCTGCTCACCATCATGAATGACTTCATCACCTGCTTTTACGCAGCGATTGTAAGTCTTACCAAACAGTTTTTGAGTTCCTGCTTTCTTATATCCTTTCCAACATTTCTTGCCTGCTTCATCAAGCATTTTGCTTCCAATACCTTCGGTTGGTTGTAAAGGATCTGGAGTGATGAGGTCGGTGAACTCATAATCAGTTGGTTTGAAGTCATCTCTCCAATTAGAAAATTCTTCTTTCTTAGTTTTATTTCCCCAATTCTTAGCACCGACTTTACGGCACTTAACTAAAGCACCAGATGCGTATGCGGAAGGCCAGACGCTGTAGCGTGATTTGACCTTATGATAACATGCATCTTTTTTACCTTCATTCATCTTTGCTTTTGCTTTCTTTTCATTATCAATATTGTGGTCAACCCCACCATGCGTGAGACGTTGCTTCAAGGTAGAAACACCATACTTATCTTGCTTATGGCGAACCATGCGCTTGTATCGATCAAACTTATCATTACCTTGCTTATCACGCATTTCTTTTTCCAGGATAGTTTCTTCTGTCTTCACGTTGATTGCCTTCCCTTTTCTATCTGGATTTGGATCCTTTGCATTCTTACGACGGAATGCTCTCTCCTCTTCATCCTTGGAGAGATTGCGCTTCATTTTGCTAGAACCGCACTTTGGTTTTGTTGTTTGTCCTGGTTGTCTGGCACAGGGTTTTCCTGCATATTTACCACCGAGTTGAACCCACCCAGGCTTGCCATCAGAAGACTTACTCTTGCTAAACCAGTCACGCAGAGAACTATCACCACTTTTCGACTCACTCATCCCTCCGCCATTACCATTACCATTTCCACCATTACCATTTCCGTTACCATTGAGTGGTTTATCGATGCCAACTTCTTCTGGTTCTTTTCCACTACCAGAAAATCTTGCAGTCACCCTCATCCCCTTAGAAATGGGTTTGCATACTTTGTCAGTGTAGCAGTAATAATATCCTGCCTTACATTTGCCGCTCTTAGCCATTCAACTGAGTGGATATTCTTTATTATTTATCAACCATCAAGTGCCACAGTAAGTCCAAGAGACATGCCTGGGAGTGATGTCCAAGAAGTGCCATCATAAAACTCCATTTTCTTAGTTGTTGTATTGTATATCATTGCTCCTTCATTAAAGGTAGCAGCATCTCTTGCAGTGGTTGTATATTGAGGCATGTAAAATGCCGTTGCAACTGTTGCAATACCAGTAACATTCCAATTCCTTGCAGTTGCTTCATCATATGTTATATCTCCAGTTACACTTAAATTGCCAGTGACTGTTGCATTTCCATCAACATATAATGCAGAATCAGTTCTAGCAGTGCTTCCTATTCCAACATTTTTAGTTGTATGAATACCAACACTGTCAGTAGCGAAAGCGCCACCACCGCCGCCACCTACTACTATCCACTGTCTATTTTTACGGGAATATGTCTGTCCATCATTTGGAGCATCTTCAATACCACCTCCACCAATGGTAGCAATTTGTTGCTGAATTCTATTGATGAATAAACGATAATGATTTTGCAACTGATCTAGAGTTACAAACTTTTGATCCAACGGAGTTAGTGGATCTGAGGAGTTATTTGTAGATGGATCTCCTGGTAGAGTTGGATTATCTTCCGTTAGAAGTTTCTTTTCATTTATCTCAGAGATAGTCTCTTCAAGATAATTAATTTTTTCGACTAATTCCTTATTTTTTTCCTCTAACTTATCTAACTGAAGTCTTTCAAGAACTTCTTTTATTTCTTCTTGAATACTTTCAATATGTTTATTTTGTTTTTTGATATGAGTCTCATTAACAGTGAGGTCCATTTCAAGACCCTTCATCTGCTCAGAGATTTTGTTTCTAAATTTACCTACTTCTGTTTTGAGGCTAGCATGATATGTTTCATTAGAATTAATTAAAACACTTTGAACTTCTCTAAGATCTTCATGAATAGTTTCTTCTAAAAAATTAAATCTTTTATAGTATTTTTCAATATCTTTAGAATAATTTTCTAGTTTTTCATTTTCGCTAATTTCTCTCTTTTTAAAATCTTTGTAAAGATTTTGATATGTTTTAGAGATTGAATCAATCTCTTCTTTATATTCATCAATTACCGCTTGAAGTTCTTCTATTTTCTCAGCAGTTTTTTCAGTTACATCTCCAGAAACAGAGTCAACTTTCTCTGATAGAGAATTTACTTTTGAAAGAACTTCTTCCTCTAATTCCTTTACTTCTTGCTCGGACTTAAGTTTAGTCTCAATTAAAAGATTATTATACTTGGGTATTTCAGTCTCTGTAAATACCTTTACTTTTGCATTGAGACTTTCAATAGTTTCTTTGTAAGAGTCTATCGCGTTTTTAATAGTCTCTTCTGTTTTTAATTCCGTCTCAGCAAAAAACTTTTTATATTTTGGAAACTCAGTTTCTACTAAGTTGTTTACATTTTTGTTGAGATCTTTAGCAGTTTCTTTAAACTCATCTCTAACCGTGTTGATTGTCTCCTGGTTGAGGGACTCAACTTCTGATAAAGCAGTTGTAACTTCTTTGTTTACATCTGCTCTAATCGTATCTAAGTTTTCTTCTACCTTATCCTTAAACTGTCCAAATCTATCGTCAACTCTAACCTCAGATTCTGAGATTAATTTCTTGTACTTTGGTACATCAATGCTCAGAAATCCTTCAACAGAAGTTGACAGACCTTTAAAATCTTCTTTGATCTGATCAACTGTATTAGCGTTGATAGATGAGATCTTTGATTCAATCTTTGATATTGATTCTTCTACAAAAAGAAGTTGTGCCATCATGGCACTATCTAAATCTTCCTGTTTGATTAAATTCTTTATCTCACCTTTGATAGTGATGATTTCACTGGATACATTCTCTACTTTGTCTAAGTTTTCTTTGAAACTATCAAAGGTGGAAGTGAAATCAGATAAAGATTGGATATGATTTAGGTTTGCTCTAAAAGCATCAAATGCTTCTGAAACCTGTTCGATTTTTTCTGGAGACGCAGAAATATACTCCTCTTTTATTTCATCAAGAGGAGTTTTCTTATTATTTCCAAAAAAATCTGAAGGCTTCTTTAATGCCACTTTTAATATATCTCCTGTATTTTATTATTTATTGTCCTCTTTTAATCCATGTTTGAGCATTTTTGCTAGTTCCGCAGTAGATCCAACAAACAATGCATTGTTAACAGTTGATGGTCCCTTAGTCTGTTTTTCTTCTTCTACCTCTTTAAGTTTCTTCTGCAGATCTAATAATTTATCTGTTGCATCAGCAACATTCTTAATTAACTGACCTGCAACTTCGTATGCTCTAGGCATTTCGCTTTCTTGAGCGAGTTCTAGAACACCATTCAATGCCTCTTGCCCCTTTTCGATTATACTATATAGATTTCCTCTAGTGTATTCATAATCTTTTTTTATATCATCTGAGCTAGGTTTTACATTATCCAACTCTTTTTTAACAACTTCAGCCTTTACAATTTCGTCCGAAACATTAAAGGTATCGTTCAATTCGTCAAAGTTTTTAGTCATCAAATAAATCCACCATCAAATCCAAAGTTATCTCCTGGTTCAATCAGAGCACTATCTACTCCGATTGTACCAACACTTGGTAGAGTTGTTTCTGTATAGTCAATTCCCTTGACTTCTGCGCCTGCAACATGTTTCGCTGCTTTTGTATTATCTCTTCCTCTATCAACGGTAATTTTATTACCAGTCTTGGATCTAACAAAGAGTTCTTCATCTCCAATAAAGATGTACTTATCTGCTTTGATTCCCGAAGCATCTACAACTTCAAAGGTTTTTGCTGTCGCGGTAATATCTGCTGCCAGTGTAGTGACAACATTATCTGTGTAAGACTTGAGTGCTCTTGCAGTGGCAGAATAAGTAACCTCTCTTCTTGTATTGGTAGTATCTGCTCCAGTGAGATAACTGACAGTGGACCTTTTGATGATATCCTTGGATGCAGACTTGGTGGGTCCAAACAGATATGTCTTTGCAGTAAATCTTAAAGTGTAATATAAAACTCTTCTAGTAGTAAAATCCCCTTCATAATCATCTTGCATTGTGACACTTTCTAGCACAATGGGAACATCTCTCTTCTCTTTAATTTGATCAACCAGTTCAATAGAAAGGTTATATGCTGGTTGGAAATATGGTAAAATTTGCTCCACAATTTGAAGTGCATCATCATTTAATTTAGTATAGATGCTTAACTCAAATGCCATATTGTAGGGAACTGGCATGTATGACTTACGTGTTTCAGTTCCATCATCTTTGTCTTTTGCAATAAATGTTTGAGTAGTAGTTACTTTTCTGCTTGGGTCATAGGTAAGTCCAGTAAACTCAAAAGACATTCTTGGCAATGTGATTGCCATTGGTTTGTTCAGGTCTGGTGACTGCTCAATCCTAGCTAAAAACTTTTGAGTAGGACCATATGCTAAAGGAATTCTTACAACAGAACTATCCTGCTGGATCTCCATAGAATTAAACAGAGTTCCAAAACCAATAATGGTTTTTCTCAGAATCTCGTTGTAAAAGTATTCAAACATGATTAAACTTTAGACTATTACCTGCAGTAAGACTATTTAGGGTATTCCAAAAGGATTCTGTTCGCTGAAGTCTAATATAGCATCAGCAGCTGTCTCAATATCAAAATTATCCGCATATGGGTCATTATCAACTGTTTTGTCTATAGTTCTTAGAGTTCTAGTGGCACCAGAGGTTGATCCAGTAATTGTCTCTCCTGTTGAGAATGAACCAGAGACGGAGAAGATTTCAAGTACATTGGTTGTGGAGTTCCATGATCTTACTCTTGCCGTCACTCCAGTAGTAGATCCAGTAATAATTTCATTAAATACAAAGTTTCCACTAGAAGTTGAAACTGGATCTGAGATAGTAATATCTGGTGGAATTATGTATTTGTTTCCACTATCAGTTATGTTAATACTAGTAATTGTTCCTGCTGCACTAATAACCGAGACGCCCGTAGCACTTGCTACTCCAACAACTTGATCAATATAGTTCTTATCACCTACAGTATTAGATATGGAAACCACTGGAGGTGATAAGTATCCACCACCACCAAATGTAACTGCAATACCAGTAACAATACCACACTTATCAATACCAAACTCAAATACTGATGTTGCAATTCCTACGTTCGTTGAAACTTGATTTATGAAAATAGTACTTGATCCAATAGACGTGACGAATGTATCTGTTGATATAAAATTGTAATGATCACTATAACCAACGCCAAGTCTTACTCTATCTCCAACAATAATATTTGCTGTGCTAATGCCGGTAATATTTGTGGACCCTATACCAATAGTTCCTTGAGTTTTGACGGAATTAAATCTAATTGTTGCAATACCAAGTGCTCTGAATGCTTCATTCGCTCCTCCAGCACCGCCAATAGTAACAGTTGGAGCAGAGATATATCCAAATCCACTATTTCCAATACTGATAGAACTTACCGTTCCTGCGACAGAAACTGTAGCCGTTGCAGTTGCCGTTGTTGCTGCAGTTGATCCAGAGAAAGAAATTGTAGGGGCAACAGTATATCCTGCTCCAACTGTTGCGGACGTTCCCACTGCCCATGGATCGGATACATTGAAGGAAACTGCAGTAACAATACCTGTAATAGGATGTATTGTCGCAATACCAACAGCAGTAACTGTTGGAGCATCCATAGTTCCAGATGTAGTGATTGCAACAGTAGGTGCAGTTCTGTATGCTCTACCTGTAGTGCTAAAGGCAATAGAACCTGGATTTATAGATGATCCAGCAATACCTATGGTTGCAGAAGCAAAACTAATTGTTGGTGCTGAGATAGATACCGTTGGAGCACTAGAATAGAATTTACCTGCGGTGGTTAATCCAATTGTTTTTACTGTTCCTCCAGTCAAACTGATACTATCAAGAGTTGCTGTTGCTAATGCGTTATTTCCAGTACCTGTTGGCAAGGAGAATGTAACTGTTGGTGCTTGTTTGTAGAATACACCTCCAGTCGTTCCTCCAGGGAACAGATATGAAGATGCACCAATACTAATAGGAGCAGAAGTTACACTTACACCTCCACCAACTACCGGCAAATCTAAAGTTGCTGTTGCAGCTGCTCCAACATGCTTTGGAACTGAGAAAGACACTGTTGGTGCATCAACAAATCCTCCACCCGAATTAGTCAAAGTTACTATACCAACACCACCAATTTCAGTAAGAGATGCAGTTGCAACTGCTCCAGTGCCAGTACCGTCAGTGGTACTAAAGGTTATTGATGGCGCATCCACATATCCTGATCCAGAGTTTGTCATATCAATTCTCTGGACAGACTGAAGTCTTGGGTTTGCATTAAGATTGCAAACATTTATCCCACCAATCATTGTTGCAGTTGCAGCTGCAGACACTCCTCCTGATGGAGCTTTAGATATTTCAATTGTAGGAACCATTCCATATCCACCACCCCTATTAGTGATAGTGAACTTTCTTATACCACCAGATACAATTGCAGAACCTGCAGATGCACTAACGGCATCTCCAACCATGGTAAGTGTTTGAGTGGTTCCCTGAATAGTACTGATACCGTCATCAGTAATTCCATCAGGTTCATCCCCTAGCAACTCATTATCAATGTCTTCGACTCCTGTTGCAATGACTTCATCTTGATACTGGAAGAGTTCACAATACAGTTCATAAACATAAAGGCTTTGTAATTGATAGTATGGTTTTGCGTATTCAATATCTTTAATTTCATAAAGACGATCATCTAAAGGAAACCAGATCAAATCTCCACCCTTAGGGCGAGTGGAAAGTTTTATGTTTGCTTTTCCTTGAATTAGTGGAGTGATATAGTTTTCATATCTTTCTCTAGATATAATTAATCTTACTTCATCTTTTGACTCAATACCAAACTTTGATAATACATCTCCTGCACCCGAATACGCATCATAATTATCTACGTATGCTTCAATAGGCAGAGCTTCATCAAATTTGGACTGAACAACTTCCCTGATAACAGTCTTTTCTGACATGTACTTTCTTGGGATGTAGTATATGTCAACACCATACATCCTCAACTGTTCGTTGATCAGATCCTGAACAAGATTTTGTTCGGAAGAAGTACCTTGAGTAAAAAACGGATTTAACATCAGCCTATCATATCAAGAGGTGGAAGTTCATAAGTGTTCGACATTACCTCTCTGATCTTATCTAGTTCTTTTTCCGCATCATCATATATTTGTCTACCATTCAGTTCAATACCGCCTGGAAGTTTGACTCCTTGGAACTTAATTAAATTCTGTCCCCACTGTCTCTTAATAAGTGCTGTCAGATAACGCTTTAGGAAACTGTCGTTATAGACTCTTGGAAAATCATTGGGATTAAGTAATCTATAGCAATCAATAACCAAGTAATCATCTACACTAACACTTGCCCAGTCAATGTCCAAGTAAAGTCTATCTTGTCGTATATTAAATCTAATTTGCTTCTGTGTGGTTAATGCAAAGTCGATATCCTCAAGATATCTCTTCGTCATTGCATAGGTCAAAATTTCTGTTGACCCAAAGTAGTAAATATCATTCAAGAATAACTGATACTTAATACTGAACATGTTATTGGTGGTCGTGTTAGAACCATCAAAGTGATATATCTTCGTTACGCCTAAAACTTCTGGAGGGACCTGTAAGTAATTGCTGTTCTCTTCAAACGAAAAAGATACAGACTGCCCATCAATAGTGGAACTTGCAGTCGTAGTTACAAGACCTTGAGGATTACTTCCACCTCTACCTCTTCCTCTATCAATGTCATCTTGAGTAATCTTATACTTTAGGAACGTGTTAGTTGTCCCGTCATAGTCGCGTTCCTGGAACAACTGGAGGGCATCATC